CGGATGAAGTATTGCGGGAAATCCACCTTTACCATCGACACCCCCTGCTCTTGCACCCATACCAGTATAACCACCACCGTTCCCAGTTGGCAGAGCAGAATAATTAAAATCAGGTATTGGAGGTGGTTTATAATTTAAAAGATTTGTGGAGCTAGTCGATTGTGTTGTACCTTTATTGAAAGCGTTTGTTATTGCACCAAACGCAGCATCCACTAAATATTTTTGTATCAACATTTGTATTAAGGAATCAATTACAGATTTTGCCATTGATCTGATTGCATCTGAGAATTTTTTAGCACCTGTGATCGCGTCTGTAAACGCTCTACCTAAACCATTTAACGCTTTATCACCAATATCGACCAAAGATTCAGAAACATCTTTACCTTGTTTCCTTAACTCTTGCATTCTCTCAATAAGAATTTGAAATGCAGACGGCATCTTTTCTTCTATGTTTTCGCCTAAATCATCTGTTCCTTCATTAACACTACCAATAGATTTTTTTAGATCATCTAATTGCTTAAGCATTGCAGAAGTAAAATCTACTCCACCAATTTCTTCTAACTGAACACCGTTTTGATCTAGCAGTTCTGTAAGTTTTTCAATTCTTCTAGATGTTTCATCGTATTCGTTTTGTAAGTTTTGCAATGATGTTGCGTAAGAATTTACGGCATCTGGTAAATCACTTTCTAAAGAAACTTCTGGTAAATTTTCTATTGTACCTTCTAGGTCTTTGATATTTTGCAATCGTTTTTCTTGTGCAGCAATAAGATTATTTATTTCATCACTTAATTCTTTGGTACTCTTTTTTTCATCATCACTCAAAAATGGATTTAGTTTTTTAGGGATTTGATCAAAATCATTAATTTTTCTTATAATGTCATTATAAAATGATACAAACCCATCAAATAAATTTTGCAATCCTTTTAATGACACCACAACTGCATCAAGAAGAGTAATTGCTAGTGAGTTTGCAAAGTCTTTAACACCGCCATCAGCTCTGGTGATACCTTCTAACAAAAAATCTTTAAATGTTTCAGTTAGTAATGCAATTGCAGGGGCTAGAGCTGCAACCGTTTGATCTGTTACACCTTTAAACAGTTTGCGTAAGCGAGTGATGGCATCATTTGCGTCCTCGACACCTTTTGCAGCAGTACCCGATAAAACTAAACCTAAATCCTCGGCCTCTTTAAATAGCGCATTGAGTCCATCTCGACCTAATCCAAGAGTATTAACTAGCGCAGCACCCTCAGAATCAAACAGTTTAAATGCTAATCTTAATTTGTCTGACTCATTCTCTACTCCACTAAACGCATCCGCAAGCATTAACATTCTTTGATCAAGTGGCAACCTTACTAATTCTCTTGCGTTAATGCCTAACTCTTTTAATGCGCCTTTTGCCTCACCAGTGCCTTTAGCTGCTTCCGCTGTTCGCCTCGTGAACCTTTGCAAAGCCATGTCCATCGTTTGAGTAGCAACGCCAGTGATATCCGCTGCAAAACGCAACTGTGATAATGCTTCGGTTGTTGTACCTATTTTTGATGCTGTTTTAGCCAGAGAATCAGTTGCTTGCAAAGAGTTTTTAATAAGCAATCCAAACCCTGCAACTCCCACTGTACCAAGTAAAGCAGTCTTTAAATTAAATATTGCACCAGTGACGCTTTTAAGACCTCTTGTAACAGAGCTAAAGCCTTTATTGGTTTTATCAACCGCACTAATAATAATATTTGTTTTTTCAGCCATCTTTTCTACTCATGATTGTGAAGTACGCAAGCCATTCATTCATATGATTGATTGGCATCTGCTCTGCTTCTTCAATGGATATTTTCAGGCGATCAGCCAAAGACAAAAGATTAATCCTCGATTGATCGCTTTCTAGTTTTTTATTTGAGTCTCTACAGTTTCGATTTCAGCAAACATTTGATTAGCAATCTCTGAGATTACAGATGTCTCCTCACCCATCAGATCAATACGATCCTCTGCGTTTACAAAAAGACGATCACCACCCTTGTCAACTGCTTTTAGAATAATTAAATCAACCATAGCAGCAATTGTGGTATTTTCTAAAAACTTCGGATGTTTTTTCTGTAACTCATTCAGATCATAACAAGTGATTGAGTTTGTATAGAGTTTAAATGGTTTACCTTTATCATCTGACCAAGCTGATACTAAAACCTCTCTCATAGGTATTTTGCGCCTATCTCGCAGCTCCCTAGCTAATCCCATTAGTTTGCGCCTTCGGTTACACCGTTAGAAACTTGCACCGCAAAAGTAG